TAAGTGATGATGCTCTAAACTGTTCCAATTTGGTTCATCCTTTAAACTTTTCTCAAATGATTCATCTCTTACAGGAACTTCATCAGCAATATTACGCTCGCCATATATACTCGCATAATGACAGCATGGAAATACTTGCATACTACTATCCAAATAAAACCCTCTGGTTTTCTCATTATGAAAACTACAGTATACTTTGCAGTTCTTCTCTAGTTCGCTCATCTATTTGTCCAAACGGGCCATTGGGCCACTTAAATCTAATAGGAATATTATTAGAATTTGCAAAAGTTTTTGCTAACGGTATTTGTTCTTTGTTCCAATCAAACATTAAATATTCCCATGTACCTTTACCACCGTTATAAAACCAAGCATACATGTTTGTCCATGCTTTTTCCCAATTAACACCTTCTCTATATTTCCAATTTGTATCGTGATCAATGCCATCAATACTCCATGTTATTTTTAAGCGTCTATTTTTAGCATTCTTTCTATAAAATTCTGAACCTCTTAGACCACCATTGGTGTTTATACTTACATAACCGATTGCAGTAAGGTTGTCTATATAGTCTTGTATTTTGGGGTGCATCATTGGATCGCCATATTCACCACATAAGTCATATGTCATATTCAATCCTTTTGTTTTTTCAACAATAGAATTTAATTCCAGGTCACTCATGTGTTTAAGGACAAGCCAAGGTACAGTTTCACCTGTTTCGGTTACTGTACGCCGGCATGTCCTACATTTTGCTTGGCAATAATTAGTAATATTCAGTTCTAAACTGTAGTCCATACAGTTATTTATAGGTAGCCAATATTACCGTTTCTGCGTTAAATCTACCATTAAGTTTTGTCTCAGTTGTTTTGAGTAATCCAAACTCTTTTAAAGCTCTAACTTTTGTTGTCTTTTTAAAAGTAGATAACTGTTCTTGTGGTTTTCGTAGTGTTTTCTGTAAACTAGTTTCTTCGTTATATTCCAATAACGTTGTACCTCTAACTGCAAATCCATCTGAATCGTTAGCAACGTATATACCCAGTTTACGATTCTTAGTATTAAAAATAATACATGCTACTGCACCAATAAGTTTTTCTGGTGGTTCACTAGCAATACCATATTCAGTATCACTCATCTTAAACTTTAACTTTTTAACTTTTTCAGCCACACTCTTTTCTTTAATTTTACGTGGCTTACGTGTTGCTTTGCTTTCTGCAATAATAATATCACATGCATCCATAATTTTCTTATAGATTAGAAGAGCCGCCGCCTTCTGCTTGTTGTCATAATGCTCATATCCTTCAGCAAGTTGAGCCCACATATCTGCTTCATGTTCATCCATAAGTTTTAGTTGGTTTGCGGTTGGCATATTATTAAGCATTACCATTTCATCATAAGAACCATCATAAAAATTCTTAATAATCCGAGCATGGTTTGCTTTAGTTCCCTGCCTATGGAATATCTTCAAGGGCTCAAACTTTTTAACAATAGCTGGATCTGGATTAACTAACCATTCATCAACTAAGGTTTCAATATCATCTGTCATATTCATGGCCGCAGTAGTCATAACTTCTTGAATACTTGGCTTATAAAAACGTCCCAGCCGTTCTTTCTCAGCGGCTTCATGTCGTTCTTTTTCTTCTACAAGTTGAGCACCTTTTTCAATAGCTTCTTTAATTTTTTCATTTAGCCAAATAGTAGTAGGTTTCATACTACCCATAGTACCTGGCATGCTCTCCCAATACTCATTTTCAGCTTCGCAATAATCAGGCATACCCAATGTTAGCAACCTTGAATGGATAGCAACGTAGGGAGTTATGTGCGGAGCCGCTTTTAGACTACGTATATCATCTTTAGTATAGCCATTAGCAAGCATCCAAGTCCACGTATATTGGTGGTTATCTTTAGGACTTGTTAGGGTATAATAGTCTTCAATAGCACGGTGCTTAGTTCTATGAAACTTTACTCCATCCCATTTTTCCCAACCAGTCCAGTCAACATCTGCAAAACCGGTTTTTCTGTTAACTCTTTGTTTTTTAGATTTACGTGGTATCTTGATAGCCATATTGCTCTCCTAGATTAAATTTGTATATTTGTACTTATAATAAACTCTAAATAATCGTTTGTCAAGTGCATAAATACAATATAAGGAAATCTTTTTATGCCAAGACTAAGTTTATACAAGCCATATAAGAGCAACGATTACAAGTTTATGGACTGGAATATCCGTGAACAGTTTGATATCGGTGGTACTGCAATCCATGTACACAAGTACCTAGGCCCTAAAACACAGCATGGAACTGACGATCCTAGTGAGCCAAATTACGGCAGTGGATTAGAGAAGGATAAAGACGGAAATGAAGTCAATCCTTTAGGCGAAATTAATGAAACAAATATTCAAGATTTGTTGTTTATGGAGAACAGAGATCGTAAATATGATCCTGATGTATATGAATTACGTGGTGTATATAATGTTAGTGATAACGATTTTGATTTAACACAATTTGGTTTATTTTTAACAAACGATACACTGTTTATTACGTTCCATATGAACGATATGGTAGAACGTATGGGAAGAAGATTAATGCCTGGTGATGTTATAGAATTACCTCATCTGAGAGATGACTTATTATTGTCTTATGAACGTGATGCAATTAACAAATTTTATGTAGTTCAAGATGCGGCTCGTGGCAGTGAGGGATTTAGTCAAACTTGGTATCCACATGTATGGAGAATCAAGGTTGCACCACTAACAGATACACAAGAATATGCAGATATACTTGGTAGTGCAGATGATCCAGATTCACTTAAAAATGATATTTCAACTTATAAAACAGAAATTAATATTAGTGACGCTATTGTAAAATCTGCAGAGCAAGCTAACCCAAATAACTTACCATTAACCGATCATTTATTTGGAGAGCCAGATAATAGCACAACATATGAGCATGGTGAAACTTTATCTACAGGAGACCAATTTCCTGCTCAACCAAATGATGGTGATTACTTTATAAGAAGCGACTTTAAACCTAATCGCTTGTTTGTTTTCCGTGGTAGTAGATGGCATAGATTATATGATAATGTTACAGATAAAACGTGGAGTGATAGAACTTACAATGCGGCAGGATTTGTTAACAACGACCAAACAAGTGTTGTGGATAATTTAGAAAATCCTGAAAAGCAACCACTGAGTAAGGTTATTAAACCTAAGGAAGACTTTTAATGGCTCAACAATTCTTTTATGACAAGCAGGTGCGTAGATACATTCAACAGTTTATAAGACTGTTTAGTGGATTCAATGTACAAATGGGATATAGTGATGATAAGTTACCTGTATTTCAAACAGTTCCTGTACGTTACGGTGATATAAACCGTATGGCCGCACATATACAGCGTGAAAATTCAGAAAACATGACTAATACTGTTCCGTTTATTAGTTGCTACATTAATTCTTTAGAGATGGCCGCTGAACGCAGACAGTACCAAGGAAATGTTGAAAAAGTACAAGTATTTGAAAAGAAATATAATGAAGGTACTGCTAGTTATGACAATGAGATAGGCAATAGATACACTATTGAAAGACATCAACCTGTTCCTTACTTCTTAGAAATGAACTGTGATGTTTGGACAAGTAATACAGATCAAAAACTGCAATTATTAGAACAGTTACTTGTATTGTTTAACCCTACATTAAACATTAGAACAACAAACAATCCGTTTGATTGGACTGCATTAACGTATGTTGAAATGACGAATATTAATTGGAGTAGTAGAAGTGTAGGAAGTACTATAGACGACATGATTGATGTTGCTACTTTAACCTTTAGATTACCAGTATTAATTACCCCACCTGCAAAAGTTAAGCAACAGAAACTAATTTACAATGTTATTAATGAATTATACAGTTTAGATGATGACGATCTAGATAACTTTAGAGCCAATGAAAACTTTGATAAAACAACATTGCAATATACTACTATTACATTAGAAGATAGAAAAATTAATTTTAATGATAACCAAGCAAGTTTATTGAATATATCAGGAACAAAATTAAACGCACAAGGAAATCCATTATCCTGGTTTGATGAATTGAAGCCGTTTGGTGAGGTTAGAGAAGGAATAAGTCAAATTAGATTACGTAAATCAAGTAATCCAAGTGATAAAGCAAATGATATTATAGGCAGAATTAGTTTAAATCCAGGTGATGCTAATATACTTGATGTAGTTATTGATAATTCTACATTACCGACCAATACGTTAACTGCTATTAATGCTATTACTAATCCTGGTGGATCATATCCAGGAGATGGCACAGTACCTGCCGCATCAACAGGACAAAGATACCTTATTACTAGCGATACACCAATTAATGCTACATGGACAAATGTAGTAGCACATAAAGATGATATTATTGAATATAATGGAACAAATTGGGTTGTATCATTTGATGCAAGTGCGATTAATTCGCAACAATATGTACTTAACGGTGCCAGCAGTAACCAATTAGAGTGGAACGGTACTGAATGGTTCAACGCCTACGAAGGTGTGTACAAAGCTGGATACTGGCGACTATACCTATAATGATAAAAGCAAGCGGATGTCTATTCCTATCTGTGGACACTGGACGAGTATTACTTCAACAAAGAAGTGGCAGTGTAAACCATCCACGTACATGGGCGTTTTTTGGTGGTAAGGCTGAAAAATATGAACGGCCTATTCAGACACTTTTTCGCGAATGTGAGGAAGAACTAGGAATATTACCAGATATTAATAAAGTATATCCTTTAAATCAATTCATAAGTCCTGATAAGAAATTTGAATATAACACATTTGTTATTGCTGTATTTGAAGAATTTATACCTCAACTTAATAGTGAAAGTGAAGGGTATGCGTGGGTTAAGATAGGTAATTGGCCACGTCCATTGCATCCAGGTGTTAAAGCACAATTATATAATAAAGAACTAATTAAGAAACTAAAGACCATCCTCGATACATGTACCAAAGATGGCCCTAATTGGTTGGAATCTTATTATGAAGATTAAGTAATCTTCTTTTTCATACTTTCTACAAACTGCTCACGTAGCCATTCATAGTCATTGATCTTATTAAGAGCATCAATATCGCCCTTATTCTCTTCACCGTAAGCCTTACCCTCTAATGCACCTTTAATACAATAACGCCCAAATCTTCCACCCTCGTCTACTGTACACCAAGTGTTAAGACGTTCGTCTGTTTCTGATTGTTTTTGGTTAGGGACTACTGCACTAGCAAGTTTAACTGTTTCTCTAAATGCACTTCGCCATGTTCTATATGGATCTTTATTAAATCTAGTAATGTTTGATAAGTCAGATACTGGTTGATAAAAACTTGCTCCAGCTGAAAAGTCTGGAAGTATGTGTCCTAGTTCAAGTAATTGTACTTTAGGAAATAATTTAACTGCACCATATCCGTATTCTAGCCCGTTGATTGGATTACGAGCTGACCATACATATGTTGTATTACTTCTTTTACTCATTGGAGGTATATAATCAAACTTAAAATGGTCTAGAATATCTGCGTCTGCATCTACGATATAAACCATTTCACTATTTGCTAATTCACCACATTTTTTGTGTGCATTACCAATACCTTCTATATTTTTTACATGTTGTGCTTCTGGGAATTCTGCTTTTAACTTTGCAAAGTTTCTGTCTGCTTCAGCTTCATGAAAGCTGATCATAAAGATATCAAAATCTGCATCGTGATATGATCCGTGAATTTTATTTCTTAATCCACCATAACTAATACCACTTGTAGGTACTAACTTAATATCACCCCATGCAACCGCTCTACCACTTCTTCCACCTACTCTAGGAAAGTAATGTATTGCTGTTTTGCCTAGATCAGAAGGTCTATAATGCCAAGGAAATTCTTTTCTTGTATTAGCACTCTCTGATACTATCCATACCATATCTGATTCATCTTTATAACTATATGCAAGTTTTAGTAACTCACTTTCATCTGTTATATTCTTTTCTGTTTTACATACAGGATAGCTCTCAAAAATATGCTTCTTTAATCTATCCCATGGTGTAATAACACTTTGCCCATTATAACTAAGCAATTCGCTTTTTGTAATATTATTTCCAATCATTAATTTCGTCCAGTTTGTATGCTTTTGTGCCAACATGTGCAATATGTTGACTGGTATCATTATCTACAAGGATGTCGTATCCTTGTTCTTTTATTTTGTTGCAAAAATAAATATCTTCACCTACTAGGTTTGTATAATCTTCATTCCATGTCACTGAAAAGTATGGTAAATCCATATCTTTAAATACATCTGTATTTACTAACATACAACCTAGCCCTACTGCGAAAACATTACTTGTTCCTGTAGTCTTATATAACCTACTTTCTAAATCTCCGTCACTTGTAAATGCAACAGGAGATAGTGGTTCTACTCGTGTACTGTAATTACATGCAACCACCGGCTTATTGTGTGATAACAATCTATGAATTATGTCGGATGGAAATTTCATATCTGAATCTAACCATAAAATATGCGTTGGGTTAGTTTCCAATGCTTCTTCTACTAGCTTTTGCCTTTGCATCGCTACTTCACTTCCAATATTATAATGGATAGAAACCTTTAAGTTACCCTCGCCACACTTTTTCATAAGCATAGCAAGGCTGTAACTAAAAGTTGCCGTTACATTATCACGCACAGGAACGCAAATTGCAATGCGAACGGACTTATCTATTTTAAAATAGAAATTCGGAACACTAACCACTGTTAGTCAGCTAATACGTCTGTGCCTAGCTCTGCTTCGATTTCTCTTACAGATTCATTTAGAGATTTAGCAAGTGCTACTGCTGATTTGACACTTGCTTCAAATGCTTCATCTCCTAAAGATGCCATATATTGCATGTGCTCTGGTTGTACTTTTCCGATAGTTAAAATATCAATTGCGGCTAAACGTGCTAGACGATTAACCCAATATTCTTCTTCTGTGTTTTCAATGTTAGCAATTAATTCTGCTACATTGTTTTCAGCTGAAAAATCGTCATAGATTGCTTGGATGACTGGCAAGTCTGGGTGACTTGAAGCCATTGCTTGATCTAATTCGATTTGTATTGCCTGTGCTTTTCTTTCTAGGGTGCTATGTGAACCTAGCATAAATGTTTCGATCTCGAAACGTGTACGAATACTCATATTTGTTTTCTCCTGTGATAATAAGTTTACAATTTGATACTCAAATTAATATAACATATGTGTAGTTGTTTGTCAACTAAATGCTACTATTAAGAAGCACCAGTTGAGTTTGGATTTTGCCATCCACCAAATGTAGCACTTAGTGAAATGTTTGTCGTAACGTTTGGGGAAATAAATGTACCCAAATCGTATAATGATGTTTGACCTGAAAGTCCGAAATAATCTCTAACTTGTCCAATACTTATTTGGTTGCCTGTTGCTGGTAAAGCCATTATATTCTCCTGTGTTTCTCTTGTCTATTTATTAGTTAAATTGTTAACTGTTTGTTTAAGCTCATCAATCTGTGATTGCTGTTCCTTAATGGCTTCTATCAGTAAACCAACCATTCTGTCGTATTTTACTGCTTTTATTCCATCTTCCCTTGTGCCAACTACTTCCGGTAGAACTTCTTCTACTTCTTGTGCAATGACACCAACGTCATGCTTACGTGTGAAATAACCGTCTTCACCGCCTTTTGCATCTATGTACTCTTGTGTCCAATCAAATTCGACTCCACGAATTTGTTTCACCTTCTCAAGTGCATTAGTTATATTTATAACATTTTCTTTTAAACTTCTATCAGAACTATAATATGCTGTTACATCATTCGTTGCTCTTATCTCTCCAGCAGTTGTACTTGCCGCTGTTCCTACGCCAATGCTATTAAATTGTGAATTCTGTGTTGTGCTACTGAAGTTTGTAGCAGTGCCTGAACTAGTAATA